ATATTTATGCAAATATAATTTGCTTTTTATGTTTATTTAGTGTTATATTCACTCATGAATTATTTAATTAATCAAAGGAGTTACACTATGAGTAAAACTAAGACTAGTTATTCATCTATGAAAGCTTTAGTAGAAGCTGGTATTATAGAACAAAATCAGCTAGATGAAGCCGTAAGACTAGGTAAAGTTTCTATGCCTAGAACCGGTAAATTAGATTTCGCACCTACTGAAGTTCAAAATGCGTGGAATACATTTGTAGAAGTTGTCCATTCTAATGGTAATTTAGTAGAGTGGAATAATTCTCTATCTGAGTTGGGAGATTCTATATCTGAAGTTTCTCTGAATTGTAAAAAGTAGAGATAAAAAAACTCGGAGAGAGTCAATATTGGAAAGGCTCTCTCCATAGACCAAGGTCTATATAGTAACTTGGTTTCTATTAAGATAAATAGTAGACACCAATTTAATAGATAGATTAATAGTAGAGGTCAAAATGAGTAGAGAAATAATAGTAGATATGCAATCTCCTACTCCATTTGATGAGTATAGATACAAAGTAGAAAGTAATGTAGAGATATTCATTAGTAGAGATATAGCTAGTAGAAAGTATATCTTAGAGATAAAAGAGAATGGAGAGAGTAAAGCTAAGATAGAAAGTAAAACTATTCTACAGAATTGGACTCTAATAGAAATGATTAGAGAAAATTCTTACAGAGAAAATAAAAGAGTAGATGTTCACAATGTAGAGAGAGGAGTTTCCTACAAAAAAATAACTCTAGCCACTACACTAGATGGTAAAGAGAGAGGAGAAGCTTTAGAGAAGCAAGTCCAGAGAGAGAAAAGTTTTAGTAGAAAGATGGTAGTAGGTACGCCATATATGAGTAGAAAAGCTAGGAAGTACGACCCAAAGATTCTACGACCAATACTTAGAGAAGAGAAAACGTGGTAGAGATACTACATAGTAGTGAATAATTAGAGAGTGTACTTTTAATAATAGAGTATTAAGGCAAGAGGTTTCGCAGAATGTAGTCTAGTCAATCAGCGAATATAAGACTAGCACCTACTTGTAACTCTCTAAAGTTTAGCTCGTAGTGTGGCTCGGTAGCCTTGTATGGTATCTACTAGAGTTCGATTCTCTAGCAAGGCTCTATAGATAAGGAGTAGTAGAATGAATAATATAGAGAAGATAGTAGTAGAAGTAATAGAAGGTATATTAGATAGACTAGAAATTTTCGGAGAGGTTATATTGTACGTAGGTACAATATATCTACTGATAATAATTCTTAGACTATGTTTCTAGTAGAAGATAGTTTAAAATAGTTCTTGACTTTTAATACAGAATTTAGTAAGTTAATGGTACGCCAGAGTACGATATACAAGTATTTTGTCGTAGAGAAAATAACTAATAGAGAGGTAATATGAGAGAGATAATACATCATCTACTAGGCTCTTGTGGAGAGCATCATATCAGTCTACTGACTATATTGTCTAGTGGATTTGTTGTACTCTACAAAGATTATATTCTACATATAATTAGAGAGGTGAAAGATGTTCTACTCAAATGAAGTCTACATATCTAATATATGTAGTGCTAGAGAACTAAAGAACGAAGACGCTAGATTCTCTAATACTTCTATAGATGATATGATTAGAGGTTCAAGACCTCTAACAAAACAGATAGAGAACACTTGGTTTCTACGACTAGGTTACTCTCTTCTAAAATACAGACTCTTTAAAATTATAGATGTAGTAGATTATGAGAATTCAGCAGAGTCTATGAGTTCTATAGAGAAGAGACCTAATCTAATACTTGAATCTATCTACGGAGATAATGTTATAATAGCTAGGGCTAGAGATGTTTTGTTTTGTACAGCACCACCTTCTATAGAGATTGCTCATGATAGAAACATAAGAAGTCGTCTACCTAGTATCTTTAGAGACAAAGATAACACATCTTTTGAGAGATGGTGGTACGCTACTCCATGGCGTAGAAGTGGTTTACTCAAGAGAGACCAAACAGATATGTTTGAATATCTGTCTACTGATTATATCTCTAGGGTTTCTGATGTAGATGCATACCATACAACCTACAAGATATGGAAAGATAAATTATTTGTAGACAGACTAGATAGTAGAGTATCTAATCCTAATAGATTCTATCTTGACTCTAAGACAAATAGATTTCTTAACTTTGTAAAGAGACACGAACCTCTGGAGGCAGAAAAATATGTACATTGCACCTATTGTAGTAAGGTAGTTTCAGAGTTCAAAAATATTTCTGCTATAGGTGAGGTCTGCTTAGATTGTTACGGGGGAGTAGAAATACCCTGTGGAATATGTCTAAGTACAGATACAATCCCTAATATAAATTACTCTAAAGATTACGATAGTAGACTCAGAAGTATTCTACAATCACTTGGTATAGAGACATCTCATCGTAGATGTGCACACAAAGTACACAAAGAATGTGATAGGTGTTCTATTCTAGAGACTATAGATATAGACAAGCTACATAGTATGGAGACCTTAGTAGATAGAAAGCAATACCTTGCATCATTCCATAGAAATGGCTATGGAGAAACATATCACTCTATTGATGGAGACAATCTCTGTACTAATTGTGCAGAGCTAAGTCTAAACTCTAGGTTGTTCTCTCCCTACAGAGGACGCACTCTACCTAAGATGCTTTCTAAGCACAAAAACTATACTAGACATATAGGTATAGAGAGTGAGGTTATTACACACTACGAAGATGTAGAAGATTACCAAGAGAATGCTTGGTGTCCAGATAATTTTGAGGTAGTACCAGATGGTTCTCTAGGTAGTGGTGGTGTAGAGTTCAGAACAGATAGACCACTAATAGGTAGCTTAGTAGACGAGTCTCTAGATGGACTAGAGCAGGTACATAGAGATGAAGACAATCAAGTCTCTACAGATTGTGGAGTACATATACATATCAATGCTATGGACTTTGGATTCAGAGAACTAAAAAGTCTCTTGATGTTGACCAGCTCTATACAAAAGACTATCTACAATTCTCTACCACAGAGTAGAGTTACTAATAGTTATGCTAGACCTATAGAGCTTAGTCCTGTAGATATAGCACAACTAAAAGACTTGCCTTCTCTAGTAAGAAGTTACTATAGTATGGCAGATGACTCGTTCAATAGTAGTAGGTACAACGATGCTAGGTACATAGGTACTAACCTACACGCTAGGTTCTTCCTAGGTACTATAGAGTTCAGATACCACGAGGGAGAGATATACTCTAAGAATATAAAGAGGTGGATAAGATTTCTTAATAGAATAATGGACACCTCTAAAGATTTACATAGAAATACAAAATTGTATCAGAAGGTATTGTCTAGTTCCAGTAATGAGATGGATATTATCCATAGTATTGGTGGTGCAGAGAGTACAGAATACATAGAAGAGAGAATAAACGACAACAAATAAGGAGACACTATATGTGTGGTATATTCGGGTTCGCTAAGACAAGTGGACACCAGACAGAAAACCAGCTAGAGATGTTAAAAGATGTACTAACAGAACTAGCAGATGAATCCTCTATTAGAGGTACTGATAGTACAGGAGTATCTATCATACAACCTAATAGTAGGAGAACTTACAAGACTCTACTAGACTCATCTACGTTAGTAGGTACAGGAGATTGGACAGAGTTACTAGATAGTATCAATGTAGATACCACTATAGCTATAGGTCACGTAAGACTAGCTACTCATGGAATAGTAAAGACTCGTAACGCCCACCCGTTTCACGTAGGTGATGTTGTTGGGGCACACAATGGTATAATACATAACTATAACAAGGTAGCAAAGTCTCTAGGTAAAGAGGTAGAGGTAGACTCTCAAGTCATCTTCGCATCTCTTAATAGAAACGAAATGAAGAACGCTTTCGAGGATATAGACGGGGACTTCGCTATCACTTGGATTAAAGAGAGTAATAGAAAGATACATCTAGCTAGAGAGTCTGGTAGACCTATGCACGTAGCCTATTGGAAGAAAGCTAGGGTTCTACTATGGGCATCTACTAAAGAAATACTAGAGACATCTATGTTGAAGGCTGGTCTTAGATTACCTGTTAGTAAAGTACAAGAGGATTACATCTTCACCTACGATACAGACAAGTTCTCTAACAAGCCTAGTGTAGAGCAACAAGAGTTCTATACTATGAGTCAATGGAACAGGTATGATACTACAAAGTATTATGGTACGTATGGTGCTTACGGGTGGCAAGACTCTACAGACTTTGAGACCTGCGACATGAATCCTAGTCCAGCAAGTAAGAATCTACTCAAACAAAGTAATGAGTTAATGTGTGGTATATGCTATGAGTGGGTAGATAGCGATGAGATAGAGATTGTTAACAGAGAGAACATGTGTATAGATTGTGAGTACCAAGTAGACATAAGTACACTACCCTCTAAAGATAAGGAGATAGGTAATGAAGAGTTCCCTTTCTAAGAAGAAGGTAATACTTATAGGATTACCCGACCCTATTAAACTAAAGTCTAAGAAGTATATTATAGAGACTTTATATAATAGAGCGAAGAAGAATCCTTTCCTAAAAGAACACTCTTATGAAGAGTACCTAGAGTTTTTACAGACTCAGATTTCTACTCTAGGTTCTATAGAAATAGAAGAGAGTGACGAAGAGATAGAGACTCGTATATTCGATGCTCTAAAGAAAATGGATTGGATTAAAGTTATTAACACTTTTGTACTAGGAATAATTACTACTAACATAGGAGTCTAGTATGAGTAAATCTAGTGAAGAAGTAGAAGAAGAAGTTCTTGTAGAGTGTGAGAACTGCGAGGTAAAATTAGAAGAGTACCACGCTCACTCTCTATGTGAAGAGTGCTACCATGAGATATATGTTTCATGTTGTCATTGTGGAGACGAAGTATACACAGACGAATCTTATTACTCTCATACTAGTTCTGACCATTATTGTGGAGATTGCTACTTTGAGGTATATAATAGTTGTTACAACTGTGAGGAAGAAGTAGAGAGGGATACAACCTACTGGCATAATCAAGAGCCCTATTGTGAATGTTGTGTACCAGATACTTCTGATTGCCTAGTAGAAAACATAGAGAATGCAACACCTCCTAGTATGTCTAGAGACGCAGAGACATTTGACAAGTTAAATGTTAGGAGACTTGTAGGCTTAGAGGCTGAGTGTATGTACCCTTATACTGATAGTATACATACTCCCTCTAATTGGGCGACTACGTATGATGGTTCTATAAGTACAGGGGGAGACTACGAGGGTATAGAGTTGGTAAGTACTCCTTCAAGTGGAGACCTGTTATATAGCCAAGTGTTTGACCTAGTAGATTGGGCAAGAAGTTACGATGCAGTAGTAAACTCTAGTTGTGGACTACACGTACACTTTGACTCTACGAATCTCAATGCTAGACAGGTTGCTCATATAGGTATTGTCTACTCTAAGTATCAGCATTTACTAAAAGATATGATGCCTCCCTCGAGGCAAGGCTCTAGATGGTGTAAAGATTTCAGTATGAATGTTGATACTCTAAGAAATATAGACACAGAAGAAGAGTTAATAGAAGAGTACTATGAGTCTATGGATTGTATACCTAGTACAGAGAAGTATAATGATGCTAGGTATTGTGGTCTTAACTTACACTCTAGATACTTTCATGGTAGTCTAGAGTTCAGGCTACACTCTGGTACTCTAAATAAGACTAAGATAGTTAATTGGATTCGTATACTAAATGCAATTATAGAGAAAGGTATAGAGATAGAAAAAGATTCATCTTTAGTAGATGAGTTCTTAACGTATGGAGACTTAACTAGCTTTGTAAATACTATAGGAGAAGAGTTAATCACCTATCATTCAAAGAGAGTAATGAAGTTTGCAAGTTAATAAAACAAGGAGAGTAATATGGAAAATATAACTTTTGATAAAGAAGAATTAGTTTATATATTGAAAGGATTATATAGCCAGCAACAATCTTATGGAGGAGGGTATAGACATATAACGAATCATATAACGTATCAACATTTTAAAAATGTACGTTTAATCATAGAAAAAATAGAAAAAGAAAATAAGGAGAACGATTAAAATGAATAAGACAATAACAATAGAGTTAATAGTAGATAGCAATACAGAGAGAGACCATAGGATTCTACAGGAAGGTACAACTATAGAAAACTTTATAGAAGATACTATAACTAATGAGTTAAAAGATTATGGTATCTCAGTATACTCTACTGCATCTAATGTAGAGAAATTAGAAGAAGAGGTAGTTTATGTAGACTCAGCTTATGAAATGTCTGGGTTAAAATCAGAGGAGGTAGAATGGGAAAGGTAAAATCGTTACTTCTAGATAATGATATAGAATTTATTAAAAATTATCTACGTAAAAATAAAGATAGTACTTGTGCAAGTAATAAATGCTGTGTAAATTCTATACAGAAAAAAGAGAATAAGAGGAAGAAGAGATGCCGTTAGTAGGATTAAGATACCCCGATGGTGATGTAGTATCACTAGAGGATATAGCAAGTAATAAAGTAGACTTAGGTAGGATGGGTGCTACGTTGCCCACCCTACTTGAAATGTCTAAGACAAGACCTGTAGATAGAAAGCCTTCTACAACAGAGTTACTAAATGGTACTTGCCAATCTTATCTACAAAGAACTGCAGACTACTTTGAATCACCAGACTCACAAGCGTTTGCTATAGCTGGTACTAGACATCATAGCTTACTAGAGGATTCAGCATTAGGTAATGTCAATCAGTTAACAGAGATAGACCTAGAGTACAAAGGTATAACAGGAACTGCAGACTTATATGATGTAGATAGAAAGATGTTAGTAGATTATAAGATGTCTGGTTCATATAAGATAGCTAAGGCTTTAGGAGTACAGGTAAGACATTCCTTTCACCCTACCGAAGTCTATAAGACAAGTGGTAGGCATGGTAAGAAAGGTACACCTAGAAGAGTAAAAGAGTTTTACCTAGACGAAACCAAAGCAGACTTAGAAGATTGGGGATGGCAGGTAAACTACTACAGGTACTTACTAGAGAAAGATAAAGGGTACGAAGTAAAGAGTATGTATATACAAGCTACTGCTAGAGATGGTGGACTACAGGTAGCAACTAGCAGAGGTATTGATAGAAAAATATATATGATAAAAGTTCCCTTTATAGATAATGAACACCTAGAGTATAAGTTTAACAGCAAAAAAGATGAACTATTGAAGGCATTAAGTACTAAAGAATTGCCTAACAAATGTACAGAGAGTGAGACTTGGAAAGGTAGTAAGTGCGAGTCTTATTGTTCAGTAAGAAATGTTTGTCCATACGTAAACTAAGGAGGTATAATGCTTAAAGATAGTGTAGATAATAATAGAGCGTGGGCAATAAAAGAAGTTAGAGATGGCTCTGATTGGTGGATGATAAGAGGTGGTGCTTTCTCTAATAAAACAAATAACAAATACCCAAAGAGATTATTTAAAGAGAAGGGAGATGCAGAACTATTCTCCAACAATTTAAATAGAGAAGGTAATTGGAAAACTAAAATAGTAGAGGTATGGAATTTTAAAAAAGACAAAGATAATAAATAGAGTAGAGGAAATAGACTCTAGGTTAATGGAATTAGAGATGGCTTTAATGCACTTAATGAACGTGGTAGCTAATCAAGACGAAGAACTACCATCATTCATAGAGAACTTTGATAAGGCTAAGAAGTTAACTGGAGATGAAGAAGTAATGAATAGTATCTTTTCCTCTAAAGATAAAGCAGAGGCTTAAATGAGAGATAACAATCACATAATTTCCTTGATAGAAGAAAGGCTAGAGAAAGGAAAGAGAGAGTACAAGCAAGAGGTAGATGTAAATGATGGTAGGGATTGGATGAATGAAGCACTAGAAGAATTACTAGATGCTTGTGTATATCTATCAGCACAAATAATAAAAGTAAAAGAAAGGAGTGTGAATGAGTAGTGAAATAGAAGTAGTAGATACTTCTACAGAGATAATAACCGACGTTGGTTTTGATGTCATGAGAGACTTGCACAATGTAGTATCTAATGTAGATACACCTAAGTCTTTTGTCAAAAACAAAATGGGTACTGACTATGTAGAGTATTCTTATATGCGTTCTGTTGCAGATAAGTACTATCCCGGATGGTCTTGGACTATAGTTAATACAGACAATCTAGGTAGTGAAGCGTTTATGGTACACGGCAGGTTGAAGTGGTTCGAGGGTGGTATATGGAGACTCGGTGATATGACAGCCGCTCATAGAATAATGCAGAAGAGAAGTGGTGGTGGGTTTGTAGATGTAGGTAACGATATTAAGTCAGCTAATACAGATTGTATTAAGAAAGCATTTAATATGTACCTTAACATAGCAGACGATGTGTATCGTAATAGAGTGGAAGACCCTTCGTTAAGTAAAGAAGACATAGAGTATTTGGTGGAAGAGATGGAAGGCTTAGACGAAGAGTGGAAAAGAAAAATATCCAACTCAATAGAAAACGGTGATGTAGAGAAGGGAGATATGGATAAAGTAGTTAATAGAATAAATCAGTTAAAGGAAAAAAAGTAAATGAGTAATTCAATAGATGCAGTACTAGGTAATACTATAGGTGAAGAGTCCTACTATGACCCATCACTAGATAAACCAAATGTAATGATTCCAGAGGGAGAGTACTACGCTCACGTTAAAGAGTTTACAGTAAAGTCAGATGTTGTTGTACGTAATAAGTATATGTCTGACATTTACAATATAGTATTCAAACTTGCTCCAGAAAATTCAGACAAGGATTTCGGAGAGCATAGTGGAAGTTTATTTGTAGGTAAAACAGTTAGGTCTAAAGGTTTCTTTAGATTTAAGAATCCTAATAGCCCTAACCTAGAGTCCAACTCTGGTGGAAACAGGGAATTTAAGGAGGTTTGTGAGGCTCTAGGGGTACATCCTGAAGAGAAGGAAGTTGATGGTAAGAAGGTATTTGCTCTACCATCTCTGACCCCTGCTAATTCAGAGGGTAAACCTGCAATAATAAAAGTTAAGCATGAAGACTGGACTAATAGAGATGGAGAAGAGATGAAGAGTCCGAAGGCTTACAATGTATTTTCATGGTCTAATGGTGAGATAGACGTATCAGACTTGCCGTTCTAAATGAAAATAACGAACAACGAATACGAAGTAATCATTAGGTCTTTGAAAGCTTATAGAGATATAATCAAGATAAGTTCTACTTCTGTTAAGGCTACAAGAGATAGCTTGAAAGAGGTTGATTCAATGGTAGACAAGTTAAGAAAAGAATACAACAGACTAGCTGAGATAAATATAGCAGATGGTATGACGGCAGATGAAGAAGAGCTATATCCTAGCAGAGTCTATGATGAGTATGGTGGAGCACCTAATGACAGTAGTAAAGTGGAATGAGATAGAGAAGAAGTTTACTGATAGGTTTGGTTGGTTGGAAGGATTAGAATATATGACTTCAACTTCGAGAGATGTACTAAAGTACAGAAGCGTATATGAACTTAACAGTAATGAAGACTATCTATTAATAAAAAAGCTAAGAGATAAATACAAAGAGGAGGCAAAATGCCTAGAAAAAGAAAAAGCCAAGTGGTCAAAGTAATGAACTTCCTAAATACAGGAAAGAACCTAACAGCTAAGTCAGCTATCAGTAGATTCGGTGTCTATAGATTAGCAGCCGTTATACATATACTACGTACTACGTTTAGTATGGATATAACAACTAGCATGAATAAGAAAGGGTTTGCTACCTATAGTCTGACAACTAAGTAGACCTAATGGTTTTGAGGGTGTACCATTAAACACCCTCTTAACTTTAAATAAGGAGAGATTATGTTTGAATATACTTTAATAGAAATACTTCAGACTCAAGAGTTTGATACGTTAATCCAGACTCTATATGGAGTTTCGTTGTGGGCGTTTATAACTATAAGGCTTAATAGAATAGAACATAAGCTTTAAATAATTAGGAGTGTAAGGGAGCAATAATTAACATAACAATAAATAATCTTGTAAGCAGAATAAAATAAGCGAACAAGAAATTTGTCTTTAACTTTAACAAGACTTGTGTTGTATTTAAATTAATGGTTTGGCGACTAGCTCCCTTATTCCTATAAAGGATTATATGAAAAGAAAAAATAAAATAACAAACAGAGAAGTAATAAAACAATTAGGTATTGTAAGTAAGATAGCTCTATCTAATCAATCATCATTAACAATACTTAGTGACTTTCTTTATAACTATCTAGATATGAAGGGAGAGACAGAAGAGTATACTAAATTTATGGAGAGTAAAATAAGTGACATTCTTACAGAAAGCAAGCAAGGGACTACTGAAGTTCCTAGAGAGTCCATTCCCAAAGAAGAGAAAGAAGAGGAGTAAACGTGCCATCAAAAAGTAAAGCGAAAGGGAATAGATATGAGAGAGAGTGTGTCAATAAAGCTCTTGAACATGGACTAGAATCAAAGAGAGCGTGGGGTTCTGATGGTAGGTCGTTAGGTCTACACGCTGAAGTGGATATGGTAATAGAAGATTTTACAGTACAATGTAAAGTAAGAAAAAGGATAGCAGAATGGATAAAACCTTCGGAGGAAATAGAGGGATTACACCTTCAATTAGTAAAAGAGTCAAGAGGCAAGTCGTACGTTATAATAGAGATGACTATGTTTCTAACACTACTATCACTCATAAAAAAGGTTACGGGCAGTACGAAGATATTTCGAGAGCTAAAGTCGCTGATTTAGTATACTACTTTGGAAATAGTTGGATTGATTGGGAGTGTGTTGATATACCTGAGAGTGGTAGAGAGGCATGGAGAGCTAACAAAGGTAGGAAAGTTAAAGAACTTGCTTCATCAGAGGTTTTTAGATGTCTTAAATGTAAGAGAGCATACGAGACTAGGAGCATGGATTCTTCTGGTAAAGTTGTAGGAGATAACTACTTAAGTTCTTCTATTTTTAATAATGTACCTTTAGTGAAAAAGGATTGTGATTCCTGTGGCTAAATGTCCACTATGTAAAGGCACAATAAATAAGAAAGATGTTTCATTGAGCTTAGAGAGGCTAAGACTGGCTAGGTCTCCTAGACTTTTAAGCGTTGTAGATAGAATAGTTAATAGTCTCTCTGCTCATTGGAATATACAAGACGTAGATGTGTGTGGTTTACTAACAGAAATACAAGGGATAGATGATAATATTATTATTGAGTCTATAAATAAGTTTGAGAAAAGAAGTGGTATAGATAAAGGTTATGGTATAAAATATTTGTCAGCAGTAGTAAAGAACGAGAACAAAAGCTACTTACTTAGACAAGAGTACGAGAGAAAAAACTTAGATAGAATGCCACCAAAGTTAAAGGATTAATATGAATAGTGTTGAATTAGAAAAAGCTTTATTAGGATGTCTTATATCAGATAGTCAGTATATAGACCCTGTAAAGCAATGGATAACAGAAGATGATTTCTTCTACTCATCCTTTAATAAAAAAGTATGGCAAGCTTTAGATAAACTTCATGGTAGAGGTTTAGATGTAGACTTAAATACTGTATGTGAAGAAGTGGGTGCTTCTAAAGATGGATACCATTCTATGTATGAGATTAGTGGGTTCTTAGATAAGGTTACTTCTCCTTCTAAGGCTAACGTGTATGCAAGAAGGTTACACTCTTACTATCTACGTAGGATACTAGACACTCAGATGCACTCTATATCTAATAATATAAATGATGGTTCACTAGATACTAATAGATTACTAGAAGATGCACATACTACTATAGGTAATATAATAAAGCTTCAACCTAATAAGACTTTCGATATGGATGGACTACTGGACAAGACTAAAGAATCTATATTTGAATCTACTACTCTTATACCTACAGGTATAAATACATTAGATAGAGTAATTACTGGTATGACTAGAGGTGAGATAACTATTATAGCAGGTAGACCCGGTAATGCAAAGACTACTGTGTCAGCTAATATAGCTAGGAATCTAGTACATCAAGGTATGAAGGTAGCTATGTTTAATAGAGAGATGCCTAACACAGAGATGATGAAGAAGTTCTTAGCTATGGAGTCAGACTCTATACAATATAGAAACCTACGTAATAGTATAGACATAGATAGTAAGATTATAGAAGATGTGTCTGCTAAAATATCAGAGTTATATAATGGTAAGTTATTTATGTTTGACGACGTTAGAGATATGGAGAATACTTTTAGAGAGATAAAAGCAGTTAAGCCTGACGTAGTTATTGATGACCATATAGGATTGATAGAGCATCCACCACAAGATAGAAGAGACTTAAGGCTAAAGATAGGAGATGTAAGTCGTAACTATAAATGGTTAGCTAAGGCTGAGAACATGTCTGTTATATTAGTATCTCAAATGAATAGAAATATGGAGCATAGAAACGATAGAGTACCTAGGTTGTCTGACCTAGCAGAGTCTGGTAACTTGGAACAAGATGCAGAGATAGTAGTATTCTCTCATTATCCTTGGGTGTCTAGGTATGGCGATGATGGTAATAGCGATTGCTACTTAGAACTTATAGTAGCTAAGAATAGATATGGACAAACTAACTCATGTGAGGTTGGGTATCATGGTAATAGTTGTATGGTTACAGACTCAGAGCAAGAAGCTGTGTCTATAGCTAAGAAAAGAGGGGATGATATAGGTGGCACACCTAATCCTTTTTAATAAAAAGGTGGAGTGCGTCTTTTAAAAGGGTCAAAATTATACGTAGGAGTATTAATTATTTTTTTAATTTCCCTATTAGTTAATAATTCTTTATTGTTTAACATATCTAATATTTGTTCTTTAGCTTTACTACTCATAATCATAGGTATATCTTTTGATAGAATTTCATTTAGAACATTAGACCTTCTTGTAAGAACGCTTGGTAATTCTTCTTCCATTTTCCATTTAGGAAATTTCAATATATCTATTAACTTAACATTATCAATAGGTATATTCCCTCTTACTCTTTCTTCAAATTCGAACCTAGGGTTCATTTGTTTTGCATACTTACCAAATACTTCTTTATAATGGTCTAAATCGAGACTTTCCGTAAGTGTTTTTCTATAATTAGTCTCAGCATATGGCTTTATGCTGAATCCCTTTTTAACCATTGCATCTCTATCTAATACAAATTTAATATCTGTGCCTATACTACTATGGGGTCTTGATGTAAACATAGGGTCTCTAGTAACTGATACTTCCTTCCCTTTAATCTTCCCAGATTTTAATATATTTAAAGCATTTGCACTAAATGTATGATGGGATACAGGGTTACGTAAACCAGTCTTACTCAATATCTTTCTACCTACATCACCTAAGCTTTTCAATGTAAGTATAGGGGACATAGCTATGTTTTCTACAACAGGGTCTACACCACCTACATAACTTGGTCTTTTATCTGCGTACATAACACCAGTCTTATCAAACTTATCTAGCTCTGCCTCTAGTATTAAATTGTCTATATTACTATGGACTCCTGTAGAAGAAGGAGCTGATGTGTTGAGGTAATCTTTTATACTAGCCACTAAACTTCCTTTTCTCTCTTTCTTTTTATAGCTTTTATAACTTCTTCTATACTAATATCTGTTGGAGCTAGTCTATACTTTCTATAATAAGCAGGTAAACTCGATATATATCTATTCCAATCACGAACTTCTTGTCTTGCTTTTGCTTGAGCTTCAGCACCTCTATCTTCCATAAGTGCATTTCTTAAATCACCTAATCTTCTTGACCTTTGAGATTTAACCCTTCCCTCTTTTAATCCTTTAGTCTCTACTGCTTTAGCTATATCTCTAGCTATAGGAGTATTGGTTAACTTGAGAAGTTTATTTGGTATTCTAGCTATAGCCTCTCCTTTATAATTTACAAAGTCATTTTCTAAAGAGTCCATTATTTTAAATGCGTTTTCAATGTCAGACCAGAAAGCTGGAAGAGTTAAAAATTTAACCGAACCTACAAGTCCAAACCCTTTGCCATCTTCTATTAATGGAGACAGTACAGAAGAAAACCAACCAAATGCACCAACAGAAGAGATAGCCTGTATAATTTCTTTACCATCTGTGTTGATAAATTTTTCAGGTTCATAAGACTCTTCTCCTGAAAAAAAGTTTTTCATCTTTTCTTTTGCCTTTAAAGCTATTCCTGCACCGGCTATTCCTGTTGCAGCTAATCTTAATAAAGGCATGAAGTTATAGTTATACAAATCATTCTCTATTGACTTAGACATATAGTTAGCGTTTCTAACTCCAAATGTTTTAAACTGAGTAAATAATCTTAGGGATGGTCTATTTAAAAACAAAGGGTCTTGAAGTAAATCTCTTTGTAACTGTGTTCTACCAGCAAAAGAACCCATTACTTCTAATCTTTTTTTGTTACTTAACCTACCTTTTTTCTGGACATCTTTTATATCTACACCCAAAACACTTAATTTATTTTTTGCCCAAGCAACTTGTTGTTTTCTAGATAAGTTTCCTAACCTTAAAGTGCCACCTTTTTGAACTATATTTATTAAGTCATCTACAAAAACGCTAGCTGTAGATGCAGCTATAACATTATTAACAGAGTTTATACTGTTAAAACCAGAAAACTTTGTTGTTACATCAGCAAATGACCTAAGCCAAGTCTCAGAATTTGAAAAGCCCATTAGTTCGTGAGATATTTTATATAGGTCTGCTCCAGATGAATCAACTAACTTTCTAAAATTTTTATCAGTTACATACTTATAGCTACCTTTAAGCATTCTACCATAACCTGCTTCCATACCTGCTGAAGTTAAGAGCTGAGTTAAATTTAAAGCTGTAGCTGTACCTAGTCCAATTTTTGTAGCTGTATTCCAAAATAAAATCCTATCAATATTTTGTTGACTTACAATATTCCCTATCACACCTTTAGAATATTGACTTTGATATTTTATAGAACCAGATACGTGAGCTTGTAGCTCTGCTATTATGTCCTTATCTATTTGACTTATCTCTTTATTTCTTAGTAACTTGTCTATATACTCAGTTCCTTTTCCAAATATCTTAACTTCTGATGTTCTTTTTGAAGCATCACTAATATATCTAGCCGTAAGTTTTACTATGTCATTTTCATAATAACTATCTGGAAGTATTCTTTTTCTTCTTGTCTCTAAGTGACTACTTTTTCCATGCTTAACTCTGTACAGTTCATTACCTACATCACTTAATGCTTTAAAATAAGATAACTTACTTTGTTTATTTTCACCCCTAACATAACTTATAGCATTTCTAGTTTCTTTACTCATTAAATTTTGAGAGTTTTTTACAACCGTATCTATTATATTTGCTGTTCCCGGATTAAGCCTAGCCATTTTATCTGGTTCAATCATTGCAGTTACCAAGTAGTCAAAAAACTCTGTTGCATTTGCGTATTTTTCTTTAGCATCTCTATCTGTCTTATACACTTCTTTGGAAATTTTATCTAAATCTCTAATTATTTTTGCAGATACACCTTCTTTAGATATATTAGGAACATAGTTAGGTATCTTACCAGAAACAGGAACACCTACTATCCTAGCATCATTGTGAAACTTATCATATATTTTTCTCACATTTAATACTTGTTGGACTTCAGTTTTTCCATCTCTCATAGCCTTAGTAAGATTCTCATTGTAGTTAGCAGATACTTCTTTGAAAGGTTTACCAAGTGCTCTAGCAAGAGACTGTATATCTTTATTTGTAGGCTTATCTAGTAAGCCAATTTCTTTCATAGCTGATAATCCGCTACCTTGTCTTTCTCTGCTGTCCTTTGCCCATCTATACATATCTCCATTATGTATTCTTCTAGCTAACGCATTTGAACCTTGATTTATTGTAGCTCTAAATGGGTCAAGAAATTTACTTACTTTTTTAGGTAGTAAAGTATCAAAGAAAAAACTATTTGATTCCTTACTTAATATTATTTTTTGCTTTTCTAATTTTTTAAGAGTAAGTTTTAAATCGTAATCTTTCATTAGCCTATCTTTGTAAGTAAATATAGCTTTTGAATTAAACTTTTTAAGCTCCGGTTTTTTACCTAAGCTGGTGTTTTTCATAACCTTATCTAGAGTTTCTTTTTTTACAAGACCAGAGTTCACATATCTATTAGTTGCTTTATCTTTTTGTTTTATACCAAGTTTTTTTTCTAATGTTCTTATATCTCTTTCTGCTTTTAACCTAGCAACTTCTGGGTTTTTACTAAAGGATTCTGTCTTAAAATTAGCATCAAAATATTTTTTATTATATAATTTAAACTTAGAGTTGCCGTCTAAAGATTCAGTAAAAATTTTATCACCATCTCTTCCAGTTATTTTAACTGGAGCACCTTTTTTTCTATAGTATATATTTTCTACATCTCTTCTGTTGCTTAAACTTGTCAACTGGTCATCAATAAGTCTTTCTCTTTTTTCTTTTGGAGCTGATAAAAAATCTGTTACTGTCATAGAACCTAATCTTTTATTCTTAACATAATCTTCTAAGTATGGAGAAATTTTATCCTTTCCTGCTGAAAATGTTTTACTTACACCTTTTAATCCTAGTACCATACCAGCTGAACTAATAAAATCTTGAGGTGTTGGTACTGATATTTCTCCTCTGGCTAATGGTGCTGTAGCTGTAAATATACCTATATCTGCACCTACTCTAGTTAATGCACCAACTCCCTTCTCACTTAATACTAAGTTAGTACCTCCAGTTATAGCACCTAATGCACTACCTGAAGCGTAATCTTTAACTACTTTGTTGAATTGTATATCTCCATTTTGCAACTGTTGAGATAATGCAGAGTTAGCACCTTGATATAAGCCTAATGTATTTGCTCCTGTACCTACAGCTTGAGCTCTAGCTACTGCTAAGTTCGCACTTTTAATAGCAGTTGCTTTTTTTACTCCATTGTTTACAAGTTTTTTAAATACATATTTTCTTACAGTAGCTTTAGCTGCTGACTTAGCTGCCAACCCACCTAATCCACCGCCACCTATAGTAGTCGCAAAATCTAAAGGCATAAAAAAAGATACTAATCCTGCCCCTATATCTTGAACTATATTAGGGTCATAGTCTTTTAAGTCAAACACCTGTTGCTTATTATTCTTAAGAGCTTGGGTCATTCCAGTAAGAGACCTGTTATATCCATCTTTAAGTGTGTTAAGTATTGGATTAGAATCTAATATACTATTTTCAGTTGGGTTTCCTTCTTGTCTTCTTAATTCGTCTAAGGAGGGAATAGGTTTAAGTTGATATTGCTCTTCACGGCTTTCAATAGCGTACTCAGGTTTATTACTTACAACATAATTATAAACTTTATTGTCATCTATGTTTGCAAACTGTGGATTCTTTGTTCTAAATGCACCTACAACTTCTTCTCTAGTATTAAACTGAGACATATATTTATATTCCGTATCTTCTGTTTAAAAATTTAGAAAACTTATCCATATTAGTTCCTTTTCTTTTTAAAAAGTTTTTAACAAGAGCTCTAATGTTTTTAGTTTTAGTGTCTGTTCCTTTAAGTTGAGACCCTGTAGCTAATATTTTCATAAAGTCTTTAGCTTTATTTGCTTTTTGAGTTTCTACTTTGTTAATTTGTTTACCAGTTATAGATTTATATAAACCAGATAGTTGTTTGTTTAATTGTCCTGCTGAATCTAAATTTAAATCATTTCCTTGGCGGTCTTTAACATCTAAAGATTTTAAATCACTTAATGTAGGTGGATTTGCTTTTCTTAGATTTGAAAAATCTTCTAAAGAAGTATCAAAAGGTTTTACAATTACATCTTCTTCAATATCAGACTCAGAAGAAGGAGGGGTGACATTAGGTCTCTTTGCTTTTTTTAATCCTTCGTCAAATAAATCTAAAATACCTTCTTGCTCTTTAGATATTTGAGGAGTTGTCTGTGCTTTTGTAGAAGGAGGAAATAAATTGTCTAATATATTTTTAGGAACACCAAGTTTCTCACCGTCTTCCCTACTCTCAACTAAGTCTAATCCTTCTTTTTCTGTTGCAGGAGGAGCACTTTCATCTAATCTATCTGAATAGACAATGTCATTATTTTGACTTTCATTTCCAATAGCTAATAAATTAGTTATATCACTATTCAACCTTTGTTTTTCCTGCTCTTCACTTTCAAAAATACTTTCTTCATCTTCTAGCTGTGCAAAAGATTCGTTATCCATTAAATACATAGGAACAGTAGATGAATCTTCATCATCAAGGTTTAAATTAGCTCCAGAAAAATCTTGATTATCACCGGGATTTACTGTAAATCCTTTTTGTACACTAGAGTATATAGATTCTATTTGTTTATTTAGTGCGTTAATATCGTTCCTATAAGTATTAATACTTGATGAAACAGAATTGTAAAGAGCCTTGTCGTCTTCTGGGTCTAGTTCATTTAAATTTTCTTGAGCCTTTGAAATTATTGCAAGAGTTTCTTTTATACTACTATTAAAACCTTTTAACTTATTTTTTTGAACGTCATTAAGTTTTCCCTGTTTATCTATTTTATCACTTATTAAATCTATTGAATCACCGCTAACCATAGACTTAGCTAACTGATTTAAAGTAAGTTCAGGAAAAAGAGGTTTATATTTTTTTGCTTGAGCGTAAGCGTTGTCAGATACTATTTTCTTTTTATTGTAAATATTTTTAGCAAAATCAGAACCTATGTTTATTAATCCAAACTCATCTTCACTTTCATTTGGCAACATACTTTTAGAAACAGAGTTCCAAGTATCGCTATATCCATCTCCCTGAAAACTAGAAATAGGAACACTATTTAACTCACTTGTAATTTCCTTTTTAAGTCTTTCCGTTGCTACATATTTTCTTTCTTTATTTTCTATTCTTTTTCCTTCATCATATCTTGTTTGCTCTAGTGTTATTGCCCTAGCTCTTTCTTCTTGTTGATTAGCATACCTTTGTCTAGCAGTATTAATTTCCTGCCTATCTAATTCAAGCCTAGCATCTGCACGTTCATTGTTCTTTTTTTGTTGAGCCTCCGCAAGTTCATTTGCTCTTCTTTGTTGTTGGTACTCAGGACTAGCATACTTAGCTATCTCTGTAAGGAATGTATCAAGACCACTTTGAGCTTCTTGAATTATTATAGGTCTATTACTTCTTGATAATACTCTTGCCATATTAAGCTTGCCTCCATCCACCGTTAACATAAACATACATTATTCCATTAGAGCCTTCAAATCTTTGACCCTCCTGACCTTGTCCTCCAGTCCATCCCGGTGGACTATGCATACTACCAGCTCCAGTTGGAGCTACGTATTCTCGGTCTCCAGCACCTTCAAGTTCAGCTAACGCTAGTCCAGCATCTTGCAAGTACTTTTCTCTTTGGTCTCTAATATCTTCAAATAAACCTCTTTGAGCAGACTCAAGACTTCTTGTTCCTCGCTCTTGAATACTACTTCCAGCTTCAGACATTAATCTTTCTCTTTCTCCAAAACCAGTAAATCCAGCACCAGCACCTTGAGAAGAAGACATAGCCTTTCCTAATGCAGATTGTGCTTGAGAACTTATATCTGCAACATTTGACATATAACCTGCTACTGTTGACTCTTCTCTACTAGGGTCATATAAGAATTGACTTTGAAATTTTTCCAACTGTTGTTCATTAGGCATATACCCAGCCGCTTCATAAACATCTGCAATACTAGGCATACTTGTTTGACCTGAGCCATAGGTGTAAGTTGAACCACCATTATTATACTCAGGTATCTTAAATTTATTTTGAGTAGCACCAGCCGCTCTACTTAGAGCTTCTATCATCTCATCCATATTCATTATATCGCCAGAATCCTCCTTCATACTTCTGTATTCTCGCATACTTTTAGGGTTAGGATACCTGCTTTCCATCATTTTTAATAGTTCAATGTCTCTTTGCATCTTAGATAAGCCGCTTAATATGCCTTTATCGCTCGTATTATCCATCATGCCTATGTTACCCATGGCTTGTTGAGTACCCATTCTCTGTCTAGCATCTATCTCTAACGGGTCATCTACACTACCACCATCTTGCATGTAACCAGACTGAGGCATCTTTTTTACATTGCCACCACTCATCATTTTTTGTGAGCCACTAAGCGTACTAAGTGCTATTAGTTCGTCAATAGCTGAGTGACCACTTTCTAATCTATCTGCATTGTTTAACATATTTAACTTGTCCATTCCTATTTTTTCTGCGGCATCTTTACGTATAACAAATTCACCGGGTTCTAACATTGCTGGTACTGTATCTGGCATTACAGAATCCTCCTACTAAATGGGTTCATATCTATTAATCCACCATGTCCATATTCCTCTATTTGACCACCATCTTCATAACCTCTTAATCTTCTTTGAGTAGCTTGTATAAAATCTAAATTACTAGAGTCTCCGGACAGAGAAGATTGCTCTGGATATTGCTGTAACAAATTTTGTAAAGAAGCTAAAGGTCTTTGTTCTCCCGTAGCAGGTTCAAGCTCAGACTCAAGTCTTTGTATTATATCTGCAAAGTTTGAAGCTCTGTCTCTATATTTTTGTGCACTTGGAATATCTCCAAATTCTTTTATAAAGCTATTAAGACTTCTAGAGCTAGCTTGATTTCTTAATGCTTCTGCTTCATTAATATCTGCTATTGTAGTGTTTAACCTGCCTAGTCTATCTGAACCTTTAAGGCTTTCTTCGTAAGACATCATAGGGTTAGACTCAAGAGTTTTATAAAGCTTATCTCTTGAGACATTTTCACGAGCCCTTAGTTCTGCAAAATCTTTATCTGTGGCTGAAGAATTACTGTCAATTAAAAAATCTGATTGCTCTGGAATTATAGCTCCATCAGTAGATGGGTCAAAAACTTTTCTATCTATTTTTGCTTCTGCAAGACGAGTATCAATAAATTCATTAAACTTTCCACCAGCATAAGTAGCCGCACCCTCTCCAATAGAGCGTTCAGCTAATTCACCTAAGTCTTGAGCTTTCCTGCCTTGCCTTTCTAGGTATTCAAAGTCATCTTTATATAAACCAGTAGAAGATTTCTTAAGGTTTTCAGTATCTACAAATGAACCACCTACTAATTCACCAGCTCCTTTACCTATAGCAGAACCAAGTGCTTTTCCAGCAAGTACAGAAACTCCACCAGTAGGTGCGGCTAGTGCCGCTCCTAAAGCTGTACCTGCAAAGCTACCTAACTTTCCTAGTAAACCTCTATACTTTTGTTCTTTAGCTACTTTCTCTGCGTTTGCTTCAAATTCTTCTTGAGCTATTCTCTTATCTCTATCTAAACTTGTTAAGTATCTAGCTCTAGATAGTCCGGGTATATAGCCACCTGTTTGATAACCCATAGGCTTCATGTAACCTCCACCCATATATCCTTTAATTGTTTTATTTTTATCGTACATGATTGTCCTTTATATTGTTATTTCAGTTCTCCATACAGAGGTTATATAATAATCTTTTGATGAACTGTGAGGGTTTGCACTTGCTTGTATACTTATTGATGCCTTAGCTCCTGCGTCTACAACGGGTGTATTGTTAAAATCAGATTGCTTTACTTCTATTGTAGTATTATCTGCAAATGTGTCTGTATATGTAAAGCTAGCAACTTCATCTACGGTTGCATCACCACTATCTTGTCTTTTAATTTTAAAAGTAAAGTTGGCAGTAGGTGTATCAAATGATTCTGGTCTAAATAATATCTTATGACAAGTCATTTTAAATGGAACAAGAAGAGTTGATGTAGCATCATTCATTCCTGTTTGTTCTCCTGTTCCCTGCCAAGGTATAAAATGTTCTGTAGTCCCTATGTTATCAGAAAAATTATGTTTATATATTCTATAGTCTATGAATGTATTTGTATACTCTAAGATATTAGTAGTTAGTTTTCTATCTACAAATCTGTTTCCATCTGGAGTTAAGTAAACTTTATATAGTAAATTATTTTTTTTAAGATTTAAACTAGGGCTAGAGCTTTTATTGTTTGATATAGATACTTGACCTTCAATCATATTACCTAAATGCATTTCTTCGTTAGAATATAAAGCATCTTGTTTTTTATTTGTTAAGAACTTAGAATGATTTCTCATTAAGAAACTTCCTTGCTTTTTAAAGTTCTATATTGAATAGTTATATCATTAATTTCAAAAGTACCAGAGTCAGGTAAAACAATTTTAAACTGTATGCTTTGACAACTAACTATACTGTCTGCCTTAAAAACTCCTACATCCCAAGTAGACACAGCATCTAAATCTCCAGAGTCATTACCTGCAGGTGTTACATTTGAACCTGTAGAAAAATCAGAGAAGCTACCAGTACCATTTATCGCAAACTCTAAAGGAGTTAGTTGGTCTACACTTGACTTGTAAGTTATTATAACCTTGTATATTTTTTTAACTAATCCTGCATTCCCAAAATCTATATCTCTAGTTATTATAGATTGATTACTTTGAGTACTAATGTTTGCTCTGTACTTTAAAAACTCAACTACCGTAGCTGACTCTTCATGTCCTATAATTAAACTGTTGTTCCAATCTTTAGCAAAGTTAGTATAGTAATGGCTATCTGTAAATAAATTTGTATTATATGTCCAAGCACTAGTATCAAAATCATATATAAAACATTGATTACTATTTGTACTTAAATCTGAAGGAGACCTCATTACAATTAACTGATTACTTATATCATCATAGCCACACATAATGCTTTTAAAATGTAAATTTCCATTTGCAAAGTCAGACCAGACTGGTATATTAGAATTAGTAGACTCGAATATACCTAATTTGTTTTTAGTTAAGTCTACCGTATCAGCTCCATTATAAATAAAACATCCTTTTTCATTTGCCCATACAACTCCAAATTCAGTTTTTACAATACTATAATGAAAAGAAACCCCAGAGTTTTTTATGCTTTCTTCTAAAAACCAACCTGAAGGAGTTGGACTAGATATATTTAATATATGAGTGGTGTTATGTTTAAAGGCTAAAAGTTTATCTGCAAAAGATTCTAAGGCTACGTACTCTCCATAGTCACCTCTAGAAACATCTATAAAATTGTCTTCAGTAAAAGTATCAAACTTTCCTAACTCACTAAACATTATTCTATCACCGTGAGTTTTTTTAGTACTACCTTTTTTAATTCTAACATTGGCTATAAAGTGCCTTCTATTTGCTATAACAGAAGCCTTGTATAATTCTTTTTCTTTACCTATTGAGTTAAATTTTACTTCTTCAGAATATCCATTAAGAGTTTTATAGGTGTCAAAGTTAGGGTTAGTAGATTTTAACCCTTCTGAAGAACTAGTGGCTGAGTAGTATCCAGAATTTTCAGTATGGTTAGCATCACTATCAACTCTTTTTACCCAAGGTTTATACCTTCCGTCAAGAGTCATTCTTACACCAAGTCTTATATCTATATCTGCAAATAAAATTAAATCGTTATCACTACCTCTTTCTCTTATGTAAATTCTACCTCCAGTAATTCTACCATTGTAAAATCTATCAGCATATACTGTACACTTCAAAGCTTTGTTTTCGTTAGTAGTTGTTAAAGTTCCTCCGTATACCCTAGGACGACTTTCTTGATTCTCATCGTATATAAATGTTTGAAAAAACTCATATTCTTTTGCACTCCAAGTACCATCTCCTGCTCCCTCAATGACTCCTATATTCCATCCTAATCCTCTTTTATATATATCACCACTATTATCAGCTATCTCAACATCTGGAGTTCCTCCGTATCCACGATATACTTTTACAGGTGTTGAACTACTTTTACCTTCTGCTGTTTTTCTTACCATAAAACATTCTGGTTTTTCAGAAGAACGAGAAAGAACTGAGTATACTTGACCCATTTCAAAAAAATGATTAGCTACTCTAGGATTAGAACCACCAGTATCAAAAGTAATAGAATCTTCAGTTATTGCAGTTACTACCTCTGAAGTTAAAACGTTTGTTCCAGCTAGATTGTCTACTACATCGTTTAAAACACTATAATGGGAATCTGTGTCTACTGCATTTTGGTTTGAACTTGCCATTGTAATAGAAGCTGGTCTTTCTAAATAAGCAGGATGTTCATACCATCCATTAAAAGCTAAAGAGACTGAATCGTTTGCAGTTAAGAACTGATTCATTTGTATATATCCATACCATTTAAGTATTGAATTGTTTTCTACATTTATATCAGAAACTCTTAGTACTTCATCAGAAAATGTAAATATAAACTGAGATGTAGAAACGTGCTCACTAGCTGATGAAATTATACCTGTATTTATCTCTTCGCTTCCCCACCCATCATCAGTATTAGATGAAGTACTTGCTTTATTAAAAGACCATACGTCTATATTATTATTAGCCGCATCGCCAAGAGCACACAACCTATCTCCTGTAGACCTCTTAGCTTTTATTCTAACTGAAGTTGATGCTCCGTCTGGAGAAGTTGTAAAGGTCATAGGTTTGGGAGATGTTCCTTCTCCTAAGCCTAAACCTGTAACTGCTTGAGAAATAACAACCGCACTTACATTAACTCCTTCAGTTCCAGTAACTGAATTAACTACAGTTCCTGCAGGAATTCCATTACCTGTAATAGTTTGACCTACTCTAACATCAGGACTGTCTACAATATTTATTGTAGTCTGTGTATTACTATGATTTACATCTGTATTAACTGTAAAGGCTGTTTCGTCTACAATAGGTTTCCCAATAACCATCATATAATGAGAGCCACCTTGTTGGATAAAACCAGAAACAATAAAGACTCCATCGTTAAATTTACTACCACTAACAGTTATTATATCTCCTACTAAAAAACCTTGATTAGAAGTCCAGTAATCTGCTGTTCCAGAAACGGTTATCTTAATAAACGATTTTGATGGAAGTACTGCTAAAGCCATATCTTACTCCGTAGACCCTGCACCGGGAATATCAGCAGAGCTTGAAGTTCCTACTCCATCTACTGCTGTATTCTGAGGATTGCCAAAACTTATATTTCCATCAGCACTTCCTACGGTTCTTACATTGCTATCAATATCATCAAATATACTATGGTCTGACTCAAAGTAAAAGAAGTTATACCCTCCCCCAAGGTTAAGCCTTCCTGTAATTGTACCGGGGGCACTTGTTCCTATTTCTAGCCTTGCAGTACGTTTAGATATATACTTTGAAAGAATGCTACCGCTTACATCAGATGGGTTAGCTTTCTGTTGCACTAGACTACCTGCAGATTTTATTTTTCCCTGTGCATCAACTGCCATATTAGTTATAGCACTTGACTCTGGTTCAGATAAATCTCTTGCATCCTTAACTGTATTTATTCCAGCGTCAAATTTATTTATAGTATATAGTTGTTTAGGCATTAATCAAGTATCTCCACATGTACCAAGTCATCGAATCCATTATCTTTAACATCTCCGTCAGAGTCCCAGTCTCCACCCCAACGAACCTTAATATCAAGTTGTTTAGCTATCCCTCTAATCATTCCGCCCATATAGTGAAACCCGTCTCTATTCTTCCAATCTATAGGATAAGGAGATAGGTCTACAGCTTTACCTTCCATGTGCTTAGAGTACTTTACTTTAGTAGCTCCTTTTTTTAATAACTCTTCTTGCCTTTCACTTGTGCGTAAACCTTCTATTATAGTAACATCCATAATTTTAATAAGCTCATTAAGAACTTTAACTAACCTATCGTCTACACCTTTTAATCTTTTCTTACTTGTCTTCCCAAATCTAGGCATTATTTCTTCTTCTTCTTCTTCATTATTAAAGCTTGAAGCTTCTTAGGTAGAGCCTTTTGTTTCTTGCTTAACGCTTTACCTTTTTTCTTTTTTGAAGGTCTTCCCTTCTTTGAACCGTATGTACCTTTACCCTGTGGCATTATGCTCTCCTTACTTTTTTTGCAACTGATTTACTATATTTAGCTTTTTGCTTTCCCTTTGCAGTAGCTCTTTTCTTAGCTCTATTAGTGCTTGCTTTTTGAGAAGGGCTAAGGCTTTTCCTAACTGACTCAGGTAGGTAACGACCACGTTTCTTCTTAGGTTTTTTCTTATCACCTTTACTTACGTAGTCCCATTTTTGCTTACCCCACTTAGTCAAACTATTACTAGATGACTTAGCTCCTTTATATCCACCACCTGCTTTCTTATATCTTGCAGTAGCTAGTTGAGCTTTACGTGCAGACCATTGACCTTTTCTTCCACCTTTAGTTCCTGCCTTAACAGAAGAAACTATTCGTTTCCATAAAGCTGGTTTTGTTTTTGTAGCTGACGCCATTATTTCTTTTTAGGCTTAGAGTGTTTCATTTGTACTTTAAACCCAGCAGTAAGACTAGCACCTTTATGGGGTTTAAATGCACCACTATGCTTCATTAACTTAAGACCCTTACCTGACTTCATCCAATGATAACCTTTAGGAGCTTTAACTTTTTTATTCATATTACCACTTTACCTTATCCGCCCAATAAGCAGCAGACATTTTACCCTTAGCTATATTCTTACCATGCCTTGCTTTGAACGATTTTCTTTTCATTTTCATTCTTCTGGATTCACCAGCTTTTGGTTTACCTGCTGTACTAGCTCCCTTCTGACCAAACCTAATTGTTTTAATCTTAGACCCTTCCTTAGCTACAACAATATGACTTTTCTTAGGATGTCCCGGAGTACGCTTAGGCTTATTAAATCCAGATACTCCAGCTCTTTTCAATCTAGGGTCTTTCTTGGCAGGCATACTATTTACCCTTCATCAATCCAATAACTAGGTCTTGGATAACTTCTACTAATTCTTTAAACATCTTACCTTCTTTTTCTTCTTTGACAAAAGGTATATTGATTTTATCGTTTAACATCTCAGCCATCTTATCAGAAAAATCATCTGATGCTATGTGACCTATTGCTTGCTCTTGTACTATTTCAGCTTGCTCTTCAGCCAACTTAACTAACATTGTTTTAATATCCATTACGATTCCTTTGTTTTTTTAATTTTATAATATAAATATATTATATTCATTATTCCAATTATAATACCTAATACGTATGGAAGTAAGTCCATGAATAGTAATGCTCCACTACCTACGCTACCTAAAGAAACTTTTATGCTATCCATTAATGTCTCCCATTTCCGTTCATTCGTGACATAATACCATCCATTCGTGATAATTGTTTTTCTAAATCTGATACTGCCTCCATCATCTGTTCATATCTTCTATCTCTTACAGCGTCTGACTCATTCCATCTGCTAATTAATTTGATTATCATTCCTTCCATATTGTTAATACTTTCAGACTGACCTTTATTCTCTACCTCTAATTCTTTCAAAGACTCTTGTTGAGACTCTGACTTCTTTGACAATGACATAACTAAATAAACAAGCAATGCTCCACATATACCTATCATTCCTGCTTCGCCATATATTGCCATCATGTCCATTACTTCCTCCGCTTTTTACCCCAACCCAAAGGATTGATGTTTATTTCTTTTTCGTAAAACTTTACTTTTTCTGCCAACTCTTCTCGTTCAATCCTTTCTTCCACGATATGTTTATCAAGTAAATTCCCAATGCGTTCATCTGCATCAGCAAGACTATTTTCAAGTGTTCCCAATCTAGTCTCAATCCTATAGTAACCATACACGAGAGTGCCAACCAGAATAAGAATTTGTCCAAACCACTTGAGGTTAATACTGACAACAGCATTGTCGTCCACAACACTACCTCTATAACTCCTAGCTGTTTTGACATCATCACTCATTTCCTCTTAACTATTTCCCAACTGTTATGCGTAAAACACCACATATCTCTATCAAATCTTACGTTGTCTGAATAAAAATGTGATGTAGAATCTTGGTCTACCACCTCAACAAATGTATACATTGGATTTTCTATATCTGTATCAATTCCCATAATTGTCCAACCGTTTGAACAACTACTAAACATAAGTGTAGTAAACATTAATATTATAACTCGTATCATAAACAACTTCAAAGTCTCCTGTTTTTAGTTTTTTAATTTTAAAATCTTTTTTATTTTTTCTTTTATCCATGACCATGCTCCAGTTTTCTTGTTTGCATTTCTGAATCTATTCTTTAACCTTTCGGTTCTTCTTATCCTCTGTAAGCTATGCATACTGCTGTTGAGTCTGTGTGATTTACTATGCCATTAAAGTTACCATATAGTATTTCACCGGGTATTAAATTAACAAAGGCATCTATATTGTCTCCAATATTAGATGTGACTTTTATTTTTAAAAACTCAGTAGTACCACTAGAGTCTTTACCCAAAGCTTGTATTGCAATCCAAGAACCAGTATCTGGGTTTACAACATTAGTATCGTGTTCAGCTATTACATCAAAGCCATTTTGACCTATTAATAGATTAGCCGCTTCTTTCTCTGTATACTTATATAAAGACATTTTAGCTTCCTACTTCTGTTATTACATGGTTTACTAGTTTATGCTTACCAACAATTACTCTACCATTACTAGTAGTATGTTTATCTTCGCACTTACTAACATATAATTCTTCTATTGTTTTCCAACTATTACTTCGTCTTTCTACTTCTCCATCTATAGTTAAGAAGTATTTATATGATGAAGGGTATGTCAGGGTCTCAGTTGTACCATCTGGGTAACTCTTTGTACGAGTAGCACCGGGAGTAGTATTCCTGTATACCTTAATATCATGACCCTGAGCACACCTTCGAATCAACATTAAGCTACTTCTACCTCTTCAGGTTTAGCTAATGATTCTCTAAGCATATTGATAAACGCTTCTTTACCTACAGATAACTGGTCAGCGATAAACTGATTGCTATTCTGTTTGTTTTGAATATCGTTAATATGATTTACCATCATCTTTTGCTCATCAGTCATATCCTCAATGATATACTCTTTATCATCTAGGTTCAAGACTGGCTTCTTTTCTTTTTTTGCCATTATTGACTCCTTGTTTGTTAATTATTATCCACAATAAAGCACACAACTAACCAGCTTAACTTCTTCAGTTGAGTTACCCATTGTTACTTTTCCGATTGTTTTACTTCTAATAATATCATCACTCTGTACTTTAGCAGTTCCATCTCCATTACTTTCTAGTAAATCTCCACCCACACAAGAACCAGTAACTTTAATTGACGATATACCAACGGAGGCAATAGTT